TTGTCGAACAGTTACGCACAGCAGCTGGCGCAGAAGACGCAGGATTTGATGCCGAGGCCGCAAGGGTACAGCTCATGGGGCGCTTGGCTCGCCTGCAGGAGCACGAAGACCAAACAAAGCTTCCTGACGACGCTGGATGACGATCAGCTGCAGGCTTTGCCCTATTGTTTTGATATCTGGGCGCTCTCTCATCAGATCCAACCAGCGGGAGAGTGGCGGGCTTGGGTAATCCTTGGCGGACGTGGGGCTGGGAAAACCCGTGCTGGCAGCGAATGGGTGCGCCAACAGGTTGAAGGGGCGCGCCCTTTTGCACCGGGACGCGCGCGCCGTGTTGCGTTGCTGGGCGAAACCTATGATCAGGTGCGCGACGTGATGATCGAAGGAGACAGTGGTCTTTTGTCCTGTGCGCCCCCAGATCGACGCCCCATCTGGAAAGCCAGCGCGCGCAAACTGATCTGGCCCAATGGGGCTGAGGCACAGGCCTTTTCCGCGCAAGACCCCGAAGCCCTGCGCGGACCACAGTTTGATGCGGCTTGGGCGGACGAGTTGGCGAAATGGAAAAAAGGGCAAGAGGCCTGGGATATGCTGCAATTTGCCCTGCGCCTTGGGGACACTCCACGGGTCTGTGTCACTACAACACCGCGGGTGTCTCCTTTGCTTAAGGATCTGTTGGCCAGCCCAACCACCGTACAAACCCATGCGCCCACAATGGCCAATCGCGCCAATCTCGCCCCCTCCTTTCTGGCTGAGGTCAAGGCGCGCTATGGCGGCACCCGATTGGGCCAGCAGGAACTCATGGGCCAAATGCTGAGCGAGGTTGACGGTGCTATGTGGTCCACTGCGCAATTGTCTGATCTCTATTGCGCAGATCCGCCGCAACTGGATCGTGTCGTCGTTGCGGTTGATCCTGCGGTGACTGCAAAAGGCACCTCAGATGCCTGCGGGATCTTGGTCGTTGGGGCCAAGATGTGTGGCCCTGCAGAAGACTGGCGCGCCTATGTGCTGGCGGATTATACGACACAGGCAGCTGGCCCGCTGGAATGGGCAACCGCTGCGGTGGCTGCCCGTGCGCACCACAATGCGGATCGTCTGGTGGCCGAGGTCAACCAGGGTGGTGCATTGATTGAAACGTTGCTGCGACAGGTGGACCCACACGTACCGTTTCGCGCGCGCTATGCCGCCAAAGGCAAATCCGCCCGCGCAGAACCGGTGGCAGCCCTTTATGAACAGGGCAAAGTGCGTCATGTGCCGGGCCTGACGGCACTGGAAGAACAGATGTGCCAGATGACACCGCAGGGCTATCAGGGGACAGGCTCTCCCGACCGGCTGGATGCGTTGGTCTGGGCCCTGACCGAGCTGATGATCGATCCCTCCAAACCTGCAAAAATTCCGCGCGCGCGACAGCTCTAGGCGTTTTTTCAAACTTACAATTGGCCCGCCTTAGCGCGGGCCTTTTCTATATTTCAATGACTTAAGGCGAGTGTTGCGCCCTCGGCGCACCCTCTGGCATCAAAGTCTTCAACCCTGTCAGGCAATCTTTTCCCATGTTTCGGGCAATCGCCCCCCACTGGATGAGGAGCCGAAGATGGTGTTTGACCGCTTTCGACGCAAAGACAACACACCGCCCGCACCGCGGCGCTCAGTCGAGCGCAAAGCGAGCGCGACAGCGCGGGTCGCACAGGCGGTGCAGGGCGGCCATGTGGCGTGGAGCCCGCGTGATGACGCCTCCTTGGTGCGCGCAGGCTTTGCGGCCAATCCGGTTGGATTTCGCGCGGTGAAACTGATCGCAGAATCCGCCGCTGCACTGTCACTTGTGTTGCAAACACAAAGCGAACGGTATGATAGCCACCCGATGCTCGCATTGCTGGCGCGTCCCAACCCCGCACAGGGGCAGGCTGAATTGCTAGAGGCGCTTTATGGTCAGCTTTTGCTCAGCGGCAATGCTTATGTGGAAGGCGCAGGCTGGGGCGCTGACGGACCGGTTGAACTGCATGTTCTGCGCTCTGACCGGATGCGCGTCATTCCGGGATCAGATGGCTGGCCTGCGGGATATGAATACAGCGTAGGGGGGCGCAAACATCGGTTTGAAACCGCTGCTGAGGCAACCCCAATTTGCCACATTCGCAGCTTCCACCCCCAAGACGATCATTATGGATTGTCACCCCTGCAAGCCGCAGCTATGGCGGTGGATGTGCACAATGCAGCGTCGCGCTGGTCAAAATCTTTGCTGGATAACGCCGCACGCCCCTCAGGGGCATTGGTTTGGAATGGCGAGGCAGACAGCCTCAGCGAAGATCAGTTTCAACGCCTAAGTGACGAAATTTCCACAAGCTTTCAAGGTGCGCGCAATGCTGGTCGCCCCATGGTGCTGGAAGGCGGACTGGATTGGAAGCCGATGGGATTTTCCCCGTCTGATATGGAATTTCAACAAACTAAAGAGTCCGCCGCCCGTGAAATCGCGCTGGCCTTTGGGGTGCCGCCAATGCTGTTGGGCATTAAGGGGGACGCCACTTATGCCAACTACCAAGAGGCCAACCGCGCCTTTTATCGGCTTACTGTTTTGCCACTGGCAGCCCGTGTTACGGCGGCGCTTTGTGATTGGTTGATACCCGGATCAGATCTGCGTCTTGCGCCAGATCTGGATCAGGTGCCGGCCCTCGCGGCTGAGCGCGAAGCCCAGTGGCGGCGCGTGAGCAGTGCGGATTTCCTGACAGATGCAGAAAAGCGCCGTCTGTTGGGCCTGCCGGTCCAAACGATGGAGGGAACACAGGATGGCTGATGGCCCATACCCCTCGTTTGATTGTGCACCCGGCCTGCGGCTCAGTGCCCATGAACGTATTCACCAGATCGAACAAGAGGCGTTGAACCGCCGTCTGGACCGGATCGAAGAGATGATGGCGCGGCTCGAAAAACGCCTGTGGCTCACGGTTTATGGCGTCGCCGCTGTGATCCTTGCACAAGCATTTCAGTCCTTTCTGACCGCGCAGTAACTATACTTAACAATGTGTTAAAAGGAGGAGTTGATGTTTCATCAACCCGAATTGGAAACAAAATTTGCACGCTCCGATACGCCGCTATCTCTAAGCGATGACACTAGAATTCAAGGCTATGCCAGCCGGTTTGGGGAGGTGGATCAAGGCGGTGATCTGGTAATGCCGGGTGCCTATCAATCCTCGCTGCAAAAGCTGTCAGAAGGTGGTCGCAAGGTCAAAATGCTCTGGCAGCATGACCCAGCGCAACCCATCGGCGTGTGGGATGAGGTGCGCGAAGATGAGACCGGGCTTTGGGTCTCAGGGCGTTTGCTGCGCGAAACCCAACGTGGTGCTGAGGCCATCGCCCTTATTCAGGCCGGCGCGCTGGATGGATTGTCGATCGGGTATCGCACCCGCCGCAGTACCAAAACCAAAGAGGGCCAGCGCCAGTTGCTTCAGGTTGATCTGTGGGAGGTTTCCTTAGTGACCTTCCCGATGTTGCCCAGTGCCCGCGTGACAGACGCACAGGTCAAATCCCGTGACGATAACAGTGATCAGCTGGCGCATGCCCTGCGCCAGGCCAGCCGCGCCCTTGCCGAAATGTAACCCTTAGGAGAGCCCGATGACACAGGCCAATGACACCGCAAATCTGACTGACTCTTTGAATGAATTTGTAAGCCATATCAAAGGCTTTCAATCTGAAATTAAAACTGAACTGAAACACACAAATGAGCGAGTGACCATGCTGGATCGTACCACCCGACAGGCCCATCGTCCCCATCTGGCGGCGAGTATTCAAACAGAGGCTCCGCATCAAAAGGCCTTTAACACCTATCTGCGCTCAGGCGATGATGCTCCGCTGCGTGGCCTTGATTTTGAAGGCAAGGCGATGTCGACCGCGGTAAACGGCGATGGCGGTTATCTGGTGGACCCTGTCACATCCGACACCGTGAAATCGGTGCTGTCCTCTACCGCATCTATCCGCGCGGTGGCCTCGGTCGTGAATGTCGAAGCCAGCTCATATGATGTGCTGATCGATCAAAACGATATGGGATCGGGCTGGGCCACTGAGACCGCGAACAGCACGGAAACCGCAACCGCAACGCTGGATCGGATCGCAATCCCACTGCATGAGCTCAGCGCGCTTCCCAAGGTCTCACAACGACTGTTGGATGACAGCGCCTTTGATATCGAAACCTGGCTGGCGGGGCGCATCGCCGATACATTCGCCCGCGCTGAAGCGGCCGCCTTTGTGACGGGCGATGGTATTGATAAACCCACCGGATTTCTGACACATCCCAGCGTGGACAACGACAGCTGGAGCTGGGGATCGCTGGGCTATGTCACGACCGGCAGCCCGGGTGCCCTATCTGATGCGGATAAGATCGTGGATCTGGTTTATGCGCTTGGCGCGCAATACCGCGCCAATGCAAGCTTTGTGATGAATTCCAAAACCGCAGGGCAGGTGCGCAAGCTGAAAGACGCGGATGGGCGCTTCCTGTGGTCCGATGGTCTGGCGGCCGGAGAACCGGCACGCTTGATGGGATATCCTGTACTGATTGCCGAAGACATGCCGGATATGGCGGTTGATAGCCTGTCGATTGCCTTTGGTGATTTTGAATCTGGTTACACGATTGCAGAACGCCCCGATCTGCGTGTGTTGCGCGATCCCTTCAGCGCCAAACCGCATGTTCTGTTCTTTGCCACGAAACGGGTTGGCGGCGATGTCAGTGATTTTGCTGCAATCAAATTGCTGAAATTCGGCACATCCTGATCCTTTGATCCTTTGATCCTGTGATGTCTGAATGACGAGGGCGGCAGCCCGCCTTCGTCGGTACGTGTGCCTCACGGTCTTTGGCCGTCCCGCTGCTCCCTCCGTCCTTGCGGTCAAAGCGAGGCACACGCGCCCACCTCTTTTTCCATCCGCCAGCGGAGATCTGCGATGATGTTGACTGAACGCTCCCCCATTCCTGTGGCCGCCTTGCCCATCGAGGCCTTTCGCGCGCATTTGCGCCTGGGGCGTGGATTTTCCAGTGATACGCTGCAGGATACCCTGCTAGAGGGGTTCTTGCGCGCAGCTTATGCCGCGATTGAAAGCCGCACGGGCAAGACCCTGATCATCCGTGCGTTTCAGCTGGATCTTCAGCGCTGGGACAGCCATGGGGCGCAAACACTGCCTGTGGCTCCGGTTGCTGCAGTTGATCGCATAGCACAGGTCGATTCCCTTGGCGCAGAAACAACGGTCGCGCCTGATCGCTACGCATTGCACCCGGATACCCAACATTCACAGATCGTAGCCCGTGCTGGCGCGCTTCCAAACCCTCCCAAAGGGGGGCTGATCCGCATCGACCTGCAGGCGGGTATGGCGGCCACACATGCGGATCTTCCAGCCGATCTGGCGCAAGCTGTGATGATGCTGGCCACGCATTTCTATGAACACCGCGAAGACACCGGGCTGCATCGGGGCTGTATGCCCTTTGGCGTGACCAGCCTGATTGAACGCTACCGTACCTTGCGCCTTCGACTGGGAGCCACATCATGAAGCGCGCTGCAAAACACCGGTTAAATCGCGCGCTTGTTCTAAGCGCTTTGGATCAAACGGCGGATGGTGCGGGCGGCTATCATGAGGTCTGGCAGGATCTTGGCACGCTCTGGGCAGATGTGCGGGCGCGCTCTGGGCGCATCGCAGCCCAAAGTGGCACCGCCACGTCTTTGCAGCACTATCGAATTACGGTGCGTGCAGCGCCCGTTGGCGCGCCAGATCGCCCGCAGGCCGGACACCGGCTGCGCGATGGCGCGCGGGTGTTTTTGATCCATGCCGTTGCAGAAGAGGATGCTGACGGCCGCTTTCTGACCTGTTTTGCAACAGAGGAGATCGCCATATGACCTATGCGCTTTCTGCAGATTTGCAAACATCAATTTACCAACTTTTACAGAGTGATACAGATGTTTCCTCACTTTCTGGTGACGCGATATATGACGCGCTGCCAACGGGCACGTTGCCAGAGACCTATGTGGTCTTTGGGGGCGAAGAGGTCCGCGACAGATCTGATCAGACCACCCAAGGCGCGCTGCATCTGATCACCCTGCGGGTGGTGACACAGGCAGCGGGGTTTTCACAGGCCAAGGCGCTGGCCGGGGCCATTTCAACCGCGTTGACAGACACGCAGATCGCGCTGCCGCATGGACGGGTTGTTGGCCAATGGTTTGACCGCGCCACCGCGCGCCTGCTCAAGACCGGAGGGCGTGAAATAGTGCTGCGCTTTCGCATTCAGGTCGAAGACAGCTCTTCACTGTAACTCATTGAATTTCATAGGAGGTATCCCATGGCAGCCCAGAACGGCAAAGATCTTTTGATCAAAGTAGACATGACCGGCGATGGTCAATTCACCACCATCGCAGGCCTGCGGGCAACACGGATCAGTTTTGATGCGGAAAGTGTGGATATCACCAGTCTGGACAGTCAGGGCGGCTGGCGAGAGTTGCTGGGCGGGGCCGGCGTGCGCTCTGCCACGATTTCAGGATCAGGTGTGTTTCGCGATGCGGACACAGATGCGCGCACCCGCCAGTTGTTTTTTGATGGCGAAACCCCGCGCTTTCAGGTGGTTGTTCCTGATTTTGGTATCATCGAAGGCGCGTTTCAGGTCACAGGGCTGGAATATGCCGGCAGCCATAATGGCGAGGCCACTTATGAGCTGACATTGGCCAGCGCCGCGGCGCTCTCATTCACGGCGGTATAAGGTATGGTGAACCCACACCGCGGCGAGGTGGAGCTGATCCTGAATGGTGACCCTTATGTGTTGCGCCTCACATTGGGCGCTTTGGCAGAGCTGGAAGAGGATCTGGAGGCCAAAGACCTATTTTCCTTGATCCAGCGTTTTGAAAGCCAAAGCTTTTGCACACGGGATCTGATGGCATTGTTGCTCGCGGGGTTGCGGGGCGGTGGCGCGGATCTGTCGGCACGTGATCTGGCGAACGCAGAAATTGCGGGCGGTGCGATGGCTGCGACCCGCGTGGCGGCGCAGCTTTTGGCGCGTGCTTTCACATGAGCGCCTTTGACTGGCCAGCCCTGCAGCGTGCGGGGCTGAACGGATTGAACCTGCGCCCAGAGGATTTCTGGGCGCTGACGCCGCGCGAACTGCAAGTGATGTTGGGGGCCGAGGCACGGCCAGCGCTTGGCCGGTCCGGCTTGCAGGCCTTGATGCAGGCCTATCCCGACGGCGCAGGCTTACCCGAAACAGATGGAGGATATAATGGCTCAGGAAGATCTGAACACGCTGACGGATCGCGCGCAACTGCTTGAAGACAGTTTGGGCGGCGCAGCTGAGATGGCGGCCAGTTTTGATAAGGAACTCAACCGGATGCGCGGGGCAGTTGCGGCAACCGAACGCGACGTTCAAACGCTTGAACGGGGGCTTTCAAAAGGGTTGCGACGTGCCTTTGATGATCTGGTCTTTGACGGGGTCAAACTGTCAGATGCGCTGGACACAATCGCACAATCCATGATCCGCACCAGCTATAATGCCGCCGTGAAACCCGTTTCAAACCATGTGAGCGGGTTTCTCACCGATGGGCTGAGCAATGTGATTGGCGGGTTGTTTGGTGGCGGTGGTGACACCGGGATTGCCACAGCCGCGCGCAGTATTTTTGGCACGGGCGGAGAGATCGCGACGCAGGCGCCCGCGCGGCTGGCGCACGCCGCACCGGTGCAGGCACCACAGATTGCGCGTGCGGCAGACCCCATCCCGCGCGCCGCGCCCGTTTCGGTGGTGATGAATGTGCAAACCCCCGATGTTCAAAGTTTTCAGCGCAGCCAAACCCAGATTGCTGCCCAGATGAGCCGCGCCATGGCCCGTGGCAACCGCAACGCCTGAGGAGACCCAGTATGAGGAGACCAGTATCATGAGCTTTCACGACGTCAGATTTCCCGCTTCTCTCAGCTTTGGCTCTATCGGCGGGCCAGAGCGGCGCACCGATGTGGTGACGCTGACCAACGGCTTTGAAGAGCGCAACTCCCCCTGGGCCCATTCCCGCAGGCGCTTTGATGCGGGGCTTGGTCTGCGCAGCCTGGAAGATATCGAAACGCTGATTGCTTTTTTTGAGGCCCGCAGCGGCCAGATGTATGGGTTTCGCTGGAAAGACTGGTCTGATTACAAATCCTCCTCTGCAGGCAAGGACATTACCTTTCACGACCAGCAGATTGCCATGTGTGACGGGGTCACGCGGGAATTTCAGCTGATGAAAACTTATCGCTCGGGGGGGCATCGCTATCAGCGTCCAATCACCAAACCGGTTGTCGGAACTGTGAAACTGGGTTTGGATCAGGAAGAGATGCAAGAGGGCGTGGATTTCACGCTGGATATCAACAGTGGCCTTGTCACCCTTGGGCTGGCCCCGGAACAGGGGCGCGCCCTTGTGGCGGGCTATGAATTTGACGTGCCGGTGCGGTTTGACACAGATCGCATTCAGACCTCGGTTGCATCCTTTCAGGCGGGCGAAGCGCCCACGGTGCCTGTGGTGGAGATCCGGGTATGATGCCCGCAGCGCTGAAGGCGCATCTGGAGACAGGCCATACCACGCTGTGTCGCTGCTGGGCGGTAAAACGCAGCGATGGGGTGATGTTTGGCTTTACCGATCACGATTGTGATCTGACCTTTGACGAAATGCAATTTAAAGCCAACAGCGGGTTGAGCGCACAAAGTCTGCAGCAGGCAACGGGCCTGTCGATTGACAACACCGAAGCCATCGGCGCGCTGTCTGATGCGGCGGTGAACGAGGCCGATATCGACGCGGGCCGCTTTGATGGCGCAGAGGTGCGTGCCTGGTTGGTCAACTGGGCAGATGTCAGCCAGCGTATGCTGCAGTTTCGCGGCCACATGGGAGAGATCCGCCGCGCAGGCGGGGCCTTTCAGGCGGAATTGCGCGGCCTCACGGAACAGTTGAACCGTCCGCTGGGACGTGTTTACCAAAAACCCTGTACCGCCGTGCTGGGTGACAGCGCCTGTGGTTTTGATCTGACCACGCCGGGCTATTCGACCGAGGTTACGCTTGGCGCGGTGCGCGAGGGGCAGATCTTTGTTGTGCCCCTGCTGGAGGATTTTGAACCAGACTGGTTCCGACGGGGTGTTTTGCGGGTGATCTCTGGCGCGGGAGCGGGGCTGTGGGGTGCGATCAAAGGCGATCTGATCAAAGGTGGAACGCGCACCATTACGCTTTGGGAATCCCTGCGCGCGAATATTCAGCCCGGCGATCAGGTCCGGTTGACTGCCGGCTGTGATCGCCGTTTTGAAACCTGCCGTTTGAAATTCAACAATGCGCTCAACTATCAGGGATTTCCTGATATTCCGGGCGAAGACTGGCTGATGGCAGTGCCACGACAAGAAAACCGGAACACCGGCGGTAGCCGCAGATGAGCAGGCCAGAGAACAGCGCGTCTGTGCTTCACGCCGCACGGCGTTGGCTTGGCACGCCTTACGTGCATCAATCGGCTACGCTGGGGGCAGGCTGTGATTGTCTGGGTCTTGTGCGGGGGGTCTGGGCCGATCTTTACGGCGCAGCGCCTGAAACACCACCTGCCTATAGTATGGATTGGTCCGAACCCCAAGGCGATGAACGCCTTTGGCAGGCGGCCTCTCGGCATTTGAGGTCCAAAACATTGGCAGATGCAGATGCGGGGGATGTGATCCTGTTTCGGATGCGCGCAGGTGCTGTGGCCAAGCACCTTGGCATCCAGTCGCACATCGGTGCAGCACCTCGGTTTATTCATGCCTATCAGGGGCATGGGGTGGTCGAAAGCCCGCTGAGCCAGCCGTGGCAGCGCCGTATTGTCGCGCGTTTTGCCTTTCCCCACCTTCCCACGCAATCACATCAGGAGTAGCAGCAGATGGCGACGATCCTTTTATCAGCAGCAGGCGCCGCGATTGGCGGGGCTGCCGGGGGCACGGTTCTGGGGCTTTCATCAGCTGTGGTGGGGCGCGCGGTTGGCGCGACTTTGGGCCGGGCGATTGATCAACGCATTCTGGGCAGTGGTGCAGCGGCGGTGGAAACTGGCAAGGTCGATCGGTTCCGCCTGACCGAGGCCAGCGAAGGTGCACCGGTCCAGCAGGTATATGGGCGTATGCGGGTCGGGGGGCAGGTGATCTGGGCCTCTGATTTTGTGGAGCGTTCCACCACCAGCGGCGGGGGAGGCAAAGGCGCTCCCAGCCAGCCCAAGGTGACACAATACAGCTATCAGGTATCGCTGGCGATTGCCCTGTGTGAAGGCGAGATCCTGTCTGTCTCGCGCATCTGGGCAGATGGCGAAGAGGTTGCGCCAAAGGATCTTAATCTGCGGCTTTATACTGGAACACCTGATCAGCAGCCTGATCCGGTGATCGAGGCGATTGAGGGCACAGGACAGGTGCCGACCTATCGCGGCACCGCTTATGTGGTGATGGAACATCTGGATCTGGAACGGTTTGGCAACCGGGTGCCGCAGTTTTCCTTTGAAGTTTTGTGCGCAGCCCAACCGAGTAATGACGCCTTTGATATGGATCTGCCGCAACTGATCCGTGGCGTGGCCCTGATGCCGGGCACCGGCGAATACAGTCTGGCGGCAACGCCAGTGACCTATGATCATGGCCCCGGTGAAAAGGTGCCCGCCAACAGCTTTTCTCACAGCGGTGAAACGGATCTTGTGACCTCGCTTGATACGCTGGGGGCTGAATTGCCACGTTGTGATGGGGTGTCTTTGATTGTGTCGTGGTTTGGCGGCGATCTGCGCTGTGGTGACTGCCGGTTGGAACCCAAGGTGGAAGCGGCGGATACGGATGGGTCTATGCCGTGGAGCGTTTCGGGATTGGAGCGGCGCGATGCAATTGAAATCGTGCGTGAAGACGACCGCCCGATCTATGGCGGCACGCCAGCTGATGCAGCGGTTGTGGAAGCCATCCGCGAAATGAACGCGCGCGGTCAGCGGGTGATGTTTTACCCCTTTATTCTGATGGATCAGACACGGGATAATCTGTTGCCGGATCCGTGGAGTGATCGGGACAGTCAGGCGCATCTGCCGTGGCGTGGGCGGATCACCACCAGCCGTGCGCCCGGTCGCCCCGGCACGCCGGATCAGACCGCGCAGGCTGATACTGAGGTTGCAGCTTTTGTCGGTACCGTCAAAGCCAGTGATTTCACCATCAATGCGGGGTCTGTCACCTATGAGGGCCCTGAGGAATGGAGCTTTAGCCGCTTTATCCTGCATTACGCGGCCCTGTGCACTGCGGCGGGGGGCGTTGCAAGTTTCTGTATTGGATCAGAACTGCGTGCCCTGACGCAGATCCGGGGCGCGGCGGGCTTTCCCATGGTGGAGGCGTTGCGCGCCCTCACGGCTGAGGTGCGCCAGCTGATGGGGCCGGATGTGAAACTGGGCTATGCGGCGGATTGGTCCGAATATTGGGGTTACACCAGCCCGGAAGGCAATCGCTATTTCCATCTGGATCCTTTGTGGGCTGATACAAATATCGATTTCATCGGCATTGATAACTACATGCCCCTGTCAGACTGGCGCGACGGCCAAGATCATGTGGACCGCGCCGCAGGCGTGCCCTCGATCTATGATCTGGATTATCTGCGCGCCAATGTGGAAGGCGGAGAGGGGTTTGATTGGTATTATGAGACCCAAGCTGATGCAGACGCCCAAAGGCGCACGCCGATCACCGATGGCGCACATGATGAACCCTGGATCTGGCGCTATAAAGACATTCGCAATTGGTGGGATAAGGATCACTTTGAACGCATTGATGGCGTGCGCCAAAGCCAATCCACACCATGGGTTGCGCGTTCAAAACCGATCTGGTTCACCGAATTTGGCTGTGCTGCCATTGATAAGGGCACGAACCAGCCGAATAAATTTCTGGACCCCAAAAGCTCGGAATCGAAACTGCCGAAATTTTCCAACGGCGAACGGGATGATCTGATCCAGCTGCAGTATCTGCGGGCGATGATTTCCCATTGGAGCATAGCAGAAAACAACCCGATCTCAGAGCTTTATGAAGGGCCGATGGTGGATCTGGCCAATGCCTATGTCTGGGCTTGGGACGCGCGCCCGTTTCCGGTGTTTCCCAATGCGCTTGAAACTTGGAGCGATGGCGAGAATTATCCGCGTGGGCATTGGTTGAATGGGCGCATCGGTCAGCGGTCTTTGCCCGAGGTGGTTACAGAAATCTGTCATCGCTCAGGCCTGACGGATATTGATGTCAGCGGTCTGATTGGCATGGTGCGTGGTTATGGTCTGCGAGAGGTGGTGGATGCGCGCGCGGCATTGCAGCCGTTGATGCTGCGCTTTGGTTTTGATGCGATTGAACGTGATGGCACGTTGTTCTTTAAGATGCGCACCGGCACTGAAACCAGCCTGCTTGATCAGGATCAGCTGGTCGACAGTTCTGAAATGGATGGCACGGTTGAAGAACTGCGCGCAGGCGAGGCGGAACTGACCGGACGCGTGCGCCTGCGCTTTGCGGAATGGGGCGGGGATCATGCGCTTTTGTCGGAAGAGGCGGTTTTGCCCGACGAGGCGACACAGGCCGTGAGCCAGAATGATCTGCCAATGGCGCTGACACGCAGTGAAGCGCGGGCCACAGTGGAACGCTGGCTGGCTGAGGCGCGGATGGCGCGTGACAGTTTGCGTTTTGTTCTCCCTCCGTCCCAAATGCATCTGGGGGCAGGCGATGTCGTTGATCTTGGCACTGGCAATGGCCCTGCGCTGTACCGGATTGACCGGGTGGAGCAGGGGGAGGCGCAGCTGATTGAAGCCGTGCGTATTGATCCCGAAGTGTACCGCCCGGCCTTTGTGCCGGAAGATCTGCCCGGTGTGAATATCTTTGCCGCGCCGACGCAAGTGTTGCCCTTGTTTCTGGATCTGCCCCTGTTGCGCGGGGACGAGGTGGCCCATGCACCGCATCTGGCTGTGACGGCTGCGCCCTGGCCGGGGAGTGTTGCAGTTTATAACAGTGCGCAGGATTTTGATTATAGCCTGTCAGAGATTGTGGCCGCGCGCGCGACGGTTGGCGTTACGGAAACGCCGCTTGCGGCAGCGCAGCCCGGCGTTTGGGATCTGGGTGATCCGCTTCGGGTGCGTCTGATTTCGGGCATGTTGCAAAGCCGCGATCCACAGGCGGTTTTGAACGGCCGCAATGTGCTGGTGATTGGCGATGGCACGCCCGGCGGTTGGGAAGTGTTACAATTCCAAGAGGCAGAGCTGGTGGCACCTGATACCTATCTTTTGCGCCGCCGCTTGCGCGGTCAGGCGGGCAGCGATGCAGAGATGCCCGCGGTCTGGCCGGAAGGGTCTTTTGTGGTGGCGCTGGACGGTGTGCCCAATCAGTTGGATCTGGCCCTGAGCGCTGTGCAAAGTGAGCAGCATTACCGGATTGGCCCGGCGCGGCGGCCTTATGATGATCCAAGCTATCTGCATGAGATGCACCGTTTTGAAGGGCGGGGCCTGCGTCCCCTTGCGCCGGTGCATCTGCATCAAGAGGGACGGCTGGGCGGGGATGTGCAATTTAGCTGGATCCGGCGCACCCGTATCAACGGCGACAGCTGGGATATGCCCGAAGTTCCCCTGGCAGAGGAGCAGGAAGCCTACCAGATCACCGTAAGGCGCGGCGCTGAGGTGTTGAGAACGCAGAGGGTCACAGCGCCGCACTGGCGGTATTCCCAAGCGGCGCAAACTGCGGATGGGGTGCAACCGGGGGATCAGATTGACGTGGCGCAGATCTCTGCTCTTGTCGGGATGGGCGCGACCTTGCGGGCCGAGATCAGGTAG